CATACGCAGTAGCCATAACTTCGCGCTCCCACGCCCTATACGCAGGCACAGGCCAGACAGGATTGAATTTAGGCGCGGAGAACAGAAGGCTGAATTTATCCACAATCTCAGATGGCGAGCCTAGAGAATCCATTGCCTTGAGGGATGGCCGAAAAATGAAATCAAGGTCTCCAAAACTAACCCCAACCTCTCCAATGCTGACGATTGCGCGCATGATTTGCGTCCATAAATATATCCGCTATTTTAGCATGCAGGTATTGACGCACGCCGAATCATGGATATACTCGGCAAACTCAAACGAATTTAAGGATGTGAAATGCTTACTCTGATGCTGGTGGTTGGCTTGTGTTCTGATGTTGGCTGCGATTACATCGACCTGACCAATAGGGAGTCAGTAGTCAGTGATGCTGACTGCTTCCAGAAGGCTGAGGCGTATAACGAGTACAACCGGTCTATTTCGGCAGATCCACGCTTCGCCTGCATTGAACCAAGTAAGTACATATTGCTGGCTAAGAAGGAAATCTGAAGCAATAAAAAAAGCCCCAGCTAAGGGGCTTTTTTGTATCTACTGCTTTTAAACCACGGTTACGGTACAGGTTGCGGTTTTGGTTGGATCGCTTACAGATGTAGCGGTCACAACGCTCGAACCAGCAGAAACCCCTGTCACCACGCCAGCCGCCGAAACGGTAGCCTTAGCCGGAGTCGCGGATACCCACGTGAAATGCTGGTCAGCAGCGGCAGGTAGCGCATGTGCAACAAGGTTGGTCACGTTTCCGACAGCCACTGTTGCAGTGGCTGGAGATACAGAAACCGACGTAATAGCGATTGGAGTATCTTCAACGATCACGCTAGCCAATCCACCTGGGCGCGAAGTTGCGCTTGCAGTGAGCGAGTAGGTAGCGATGTCGTCATACGGGAATTCCTGGCTGAACTCGGTCAGGATGCAGAAGCCGATAACGGTGTTGATCGGACCGGTAAGACGAATCCATACGTACGGCTGCGGATCAGTCACGAAGTGATTGAACAAGAGTTGCTGGTTGGAAGTAGTGCCGTCGTCGCGCTTGGTAACACCATCAATCGAGACTTCGAAAGTCTTGTAGGTGATCAGCGTATCGCGGAAGCCACCAACCGAGTCATCGGCAGTAGCATCGACGGTATCAGCGGACATGGTTAGAGACTTGTTACGTGCTGCGCCAAGAGGCAGCCACGTAAGCGTCATTGGATCTACATCGCCGCAAGCAAGCGCGAACTCAGCGAGTACGCTCTTCCCGACGAATTTGTCACTCGCGCAATTCAACGCCATTTAAGTATACCTTTCAGTGGATTTTCATCGCCCAAAACGAGCAGATGCGGATAGTTTAACATGTCAGCTCGAAGTTAATTTCCGACCATGGCCTGTTCGTTTCCGTGTAATACGGCCCCTGAATCGAACCTATCGGTCTGATTTGCATCATGCAGCTAGTTTCGAAGTTGGCGATTGCAGCATCAAATAGCGACTCAGCAAACAACTCTGCGGCCTCGGTATCGCCTAGAGCCCGACCATTTGCCCGACCAGTTACGATCACACGAATATGCGGATACTGAATTTCACCATTCGGCGAACGGCCAGAGTCAGACCATATAGCAACGAACTTCTTGGTAGAGTTATTAGTCTCTTCCCACATCCCGCGACTAATCGTGTAGCCAGCGGTCGAAATATAAGCCTCTAGCCAGTCGCGGAATAGGTTGATTGGTGTGTGGCTCATTAGACTTTCATCCCACGCTTGATTGCTGCGTCTATATCTGCTCTAGCATCAGAGTCCTCGAAGGCCTTGCGCAAGAATTCTGGTTCGCCGTCAGGATCCCAGTAGTTGCCTCGTGATGGATCTGATTTGGAGCGCGGCGTATTCGTGCCTTTCAGTGTGCCAGGCTTGTCGTGTACTGCTGCTGCATAGGCGGCTGTGTAACCAATTGCTCCGACAACGCGAGTGCCGTAAGCCGTTATCTTTCGATACTGGCTATTGATCAGGTTCGAAGTGTCGATTGGCGTCATTGTCGCCGCATAACCAGCCGCGATGATCAGAACTTCAGTTAACGTCTTCTCGGTCTTTGGCCCCGAGATGTCGCCAAACACTTTGCGCAATTTCTGCCTAACCTCCTTCAGCCCCTTTACCGGCATCAGACAGTCTCCAAATCGTACTCATCTTCATACCCAAACGCAGACATGCCATGCCTAGCGACTTTGCGGATCTCTGCGGCTGATACTGCGTCCCACGTTTGCGCGGTGGTGTCGCCGTATGCGATGCGGTCGAGGTAAGCGGGCCGAGTGTCGCCGGTGTAGTAGATGTCCCGCGTCACGAACTCAGCGCCTTCCTTGTCGCGTGATTGCCGCGATACTCCTTCATGGCCGCAAAGGATGGTGTACGGGGTTCCGTATGTTACACCGCCGCCCCAGTCACCCTCAGAGACGCGAGGGTACACGGTTGCAGTGTCGATCATGTACCACGCGGACATGAAGGCCATTATTGCTTCTCCTTGGCGGCTTCTCTCAAGGCCAATTGCTCGCGGAGATAGGCTTTCAATTCATCGCCCCTTACTCCATCAGGAATCCTGATAGGCTCGCCCTTGATGGCTTCCTTCATGCGCTCAAGATCGAAATTCATCAGCAGCACTTCCCGCCAGTAGAAACCCACAGGCCGGCGCTTGCACCTGGAATCGCAGGGATAACAGAGGATGTGCAGCCCGACGTGTCCAGCATATTCAGCGAATTCAGCATGCCCCGATACTTGTCTTGCAGGTTGTTATAGCGGAACGACTGAGACGCGCCGCTCGGGGCCGTTTGGCTTGAGACATATTTGTCGCCAGCAACAATCCCGTACAGGCTCAGCGTGTACAGGTAGATCAGTAACTGAGTCGACGCAGGGTAGCCAGCACCATCAAGGCAAGGCTGAATGATCGCCACCGTATCAAGCCACGCCTGAAGGATAAAGTCTGGAGGCAACGGTACGCCGATAGACGTAAGGTACTGCTTAAGCTCGTCGAGAGTCGGCATTTTCGCCACCTGAAAATAGTTTGGTCCATTTTAGCATTTTTGCTTGACTGCTTATGGTGGCTGGACTAATCTCTGTTTAACGAAACGAACAGCGGAGCAATACGAGATGGAAATGTGCGGATGTGGTTGCGGTTGTGAATTGCCTTCTACCGGCGAAATCCCAGAGTACAACGGCGAGCTATACGCCTACTGGGAGTGCGTCGAACATGTTCAAGAGATGGAAGCGGACGAAGAGCGATCTTTATAGTCCGTCCAATGCAAACCTCAAGCCCCTTCCATGGGGCTTTTTTACACCTGCGATTCCACAACCAAAACCCTAGCCGCAACAGCCGGAACGTTGGTGAATGTGGCTGCCAGCAACTCAAGTCCGAGCACCGTAAGCGATGCCCGCTGAATCAGCCTGAGACTGAATCCAGTAGTCGTGCTAGACACTTTTACCCATGTGTAATTTGCGACTGTCGGCGGCTCAGGCTGTACGTTCGGAGTCGTAGCAAACGGCGTCGCATACGTAACTGTATACAATCCGTTCGCGTCAGTTGTGCCGGTGTAGGCTTCGATGCGCTTAGTGATACCTCTAGGCCCGCGCAACTTCCTCGGATAAATCATAACGTGTACACCTGAACGTTGATCACGACGGCGCCGTTACTCTTGATCCAGCAACCACTCACTCCAACCTGATCGGCTACCCACGGCTCATCAAAGAACTTGACGCCATCCCATCCGGAGGCGAGCGGCGCAGTCGGGCCTTCCCACATGAAGACCATGCTGCTGCCTTTGCTCTGGATAAGGATTGGTGTGCCGGCTGAAATGCCAGATGCGGTGTAGACGTTGTGCCATATACCGGCAGCGAGGGAGATATCTGGAATCATGATTAGCCTGCGGATGTTCAATCGTACTGATTAGACACCCGCAAGCATGGTTTGTTATGGAAGCGGCAGGTCAGTGCCACCTTCGTAAAAATCAAGGAAGTATTGCGCCCGAGCGTTTCCCGTGCCTGTGTTCGTGATCACCACGAGAAACTCAGTGTTCGCCGGCAGCACTCGCTCACGACCTAGCGGGATTGAGTCTACGTTCTGGCGCTGTGGGTCGTTAGCGCCGCCAAAGAAGTGCTCAGGGTCGCCGTGGTCAAACTGCGTGCCGTTAGTCGTAGTCGTTACGTTCTTCTTGGCTTGCACCGTGGTAGCGACAGGCGAAACGCCGTTGTAGTTGTGAACGATTAAATCCGTGCCACCAGTGACTCCGGTCGGAGCAACGAACAGCTCAATCTTCATCTCTTCAGCCAGGTACTGGAACTGGCGGAGCTTGGCTAGTACTGGCTTCGTGGTGGTCTTAAACCAGACCTTGCGCGCAGTTCCGGTCGGGATCAAATCAAGAAGCGGCCACACAGCGCGGATATTGTACTGAACGCCATTCTTTACGTTGGCTTCTGTGTATGGCTGCACAGTGATTGCGCGAAAGCCCGAGAATGCACCAGCGGGAATTCCAGAGCGCGCATCATCACCACGCCAAACGCGCACATAGGCCGTCACTGCGTTAGTGCCTGCAAGCGAAACGCGAAGACGACCACACGGCCCCTCGAACGCCCACTGCCCGCTAGCCTCTGGATAAACAGCCTTGAAATTCTCCCCCGTCAACGTCGGGCTAACCGAGATCGTCGCAACACCAGTCGGCGTAATCTCAACCCCGCCAGCGTTGTAATACTGGATCGTCGCCAGCCCCGAGTC